AACGAGAGGATCGAGGATGTCCCGACCGTTCTTCAGGTCGACGCGCAGCACGTCGCCGCTGACTTCGAGTCCAGACCCCACGAAGCCGTCGGAGCCGGTGATAAGTGTTCTCACGCGCTCGCAAGCTTCGTCATGATGTCGTCGTAGCCCTCGGTGACCTCGAAGTCGACACCGTTGGTCATGACGATCATCGGGTTCTGGTCCCCGGCGCGGTCACGAACCATCACGACCGCGTCGCTGTTCACGAGGATGGATTGCCCACCCGCGCGGGTCAGTTGGATGAACATCAGTTCCCCTCCTTCTCGTCCTGCTTGACCTCGACACGCGCCGCCTGCCATGCAGCCCAGTGCCCCGACACCAACGCCCACAAGCTCAATGCGGAGATGAACGGCACCGAAGAGATCCAGCCGGTGAAGATGGCGACGGGGATCATGATGATCCAGAAGATCGTCAGCCAGCCGTTGATCTTCCGCATGAAGACCGGATCACCCTGGACAGACGCCCACAGAGACTTGAGCACGTTTACAGCACCGCCATCGGCTGCTTCAGGCCCTTCGGCGCCGCCCAGATCTCGAGTTCCTTGCGGTGTCTCCGCTGCTTCTCAGCGAAGCGCATGCGGCTCTCACGGTTGGGCACGGGGTCGGTCGCTTCGTGGTGCAGGTGATACGCAACGCCTGGGAGTCGCTCCCAGGAAGCCTTGAGGATCAACTCGACGTGCCAGTCGGAATCTTCCCATCCCCATCCGACGTAGTCGGTACAGAAGCCTCCGACGGCATCCCACGCATCGCGGTGAACGATGTCGAGGCCCCCCCCGGCCCACGGTGCCTTGAGCTTCTCCCGAGGGATCGCCTCAGGACCGCGCTGCACGGCGGTGATGGTCTGCTTCTGATCGAGCATGTACCGCTGCTCGTGCGGCCGTACCGCGCCGCGCGTCGAGCGAACCCAAGCCACGCCGCGCCGAATCCCTTCGGGATCGGTGAGCGTGTCGCAGTCGGCGATGAACGCGACCTCCCAGTCCCCCGCCTTGTCGGCAGCGTCGTTCACAGCGACGGCTCGCTGCCACGGCCCTTCGCAGGTGCCGGTGAAGATCGGCCAGCCGAACTGCTCGAGGTGCGGCTTGACCATGTCCCACAGCCAGCGATGCCGGTCGGAGGCGGGACGATAGGGAACGAGGATGACCACGTTGTCCCCTGACGTGGTCATCCTCACGCGTCCCCTCCTATCAGGTGTTGATGTCGACCGTGCGGTACGGGTCGGCACCGTAGCGGTGGACGAGCGCCTCGCGAACCTCGGCCACGAACAGCACGAGGTTCTTGTCACGCAGGCCCAGCCCCGCCGCGTCGGCCGTGATGGTGACCGACTTGCGGGTGTAGCGGGTCGACGCCGAGAACTGTCCGACGATCACCTGTCCCACGGCGAGCTTGCGCGTCTCCACGATGGGAGGCAGCGCGGTGTCGTAGTTCTGGTTCCACCCAGAACCGTAGGGGGTGTTCAACGGACGGTTGTCGACGGTGCCCACCTCGGTGCGGAGGTAGAACGCGTCGACCGGGTTCGCCAGGACCGTGTCCGCGACGAAGCCCGTCTCGTTCGCCAGGTTGGCGGCGGCCCACAGCACGCTCTTGGAGAAGTAGTCCCCCGAGAGCGTGGCGTCGTCGGGGTTGAGGGACAGGATGCCCTCCAACTCCGTCGTGCCGTTGCCGTTGATGTAGTCGTCCTCGCGGAGTTCCGCGAGACCGTTGGGACCGACGAGGAGCAGGTTGCGGATCTCCGACTCCAGCGCGTCGATGTCGTCGAGGTTCTGCTCCGGGATCAGAGCGCGAGCCGCGATGGTCTTCGCGTACTGGTTGTCGATGTCGACGGTCAGTCCGAAGTCTCCACCCTTGGTGTCACCGAGGTTGGCCTGGTAGGCCGCTGCTCCGGTGGCGCCGGCGGGGATCTTCAGGAACGACACGTTCGAACCGCTCATCGTGCCTTGGCCGAACCGCTCCCCTACACGGTAGGGAAACTGGTAGTTGAAGTTCGCCATCCCCGGAACCATCTGCGTGGTGAGGTCACCCACGTACTCCGACTCGACGTTCTTCGCGGCCTTCAGCGAGAACTCCTGTGGCTCCATCGACGGGTGTCGGCCGGAGCGCACGTCTTCGCGGAACCCTTCGAAGGACTCCGACTTCAGGAAGGCCTCGACCGGATCGCTGAAGTCCGGCGTGACGATGTCGTCGGAGGCATCCGCCGCGACGTCCATGTCGCGCCCGATGGCCTTGATCCGCAGTTCGCGGTCGACGTCCTTCTTCTCCTTCTTGACCTCGGCCGTCAATGCTTCGGCCTTGGTCTCGGTGGCGGCGAGTTCGTCGCGGAGATCCATGCGCTCGGACTCTGGCAGGTCGGGGTTGTTCAGCTTCTCCCCGATCTGCGTTCCGTACTGGATCGTCGCGGCCAACTCTCCCTTCAGTTCTTCCAAGCGAGCCATCTCGGTCGCTCCTTTCTGTGGGTGTTACGTCTCGGTGACCTCGAGGTAGTGCAGCCGACGCAGACGTGCCTGGTCTTCGAGCGTGAGTAGCTCGGCATCTGCGGCGTCCAACACTTCCTCGGCCTTGTTCAAGACCTCGCTGTCGTCGGGGGTCTTGATGTCTTCGTGCTTGCACTCCGCGCCGACGGCTACCAACGCGTCGTGCTGCTTCTGCACGGTCGCTGCGAACTCCGACACCGTCATGTACGGCTCGTCCGTCGCCTCGGCGGTCATGCCCTCGGACTTCATCCACATCAGGACCGCCCCCTGGTTCGCGGGGTTCGGCACCAGACCGGATTCGAGGACGCGGTCGGCCTTCTTGATGACCAGCGCACCGTCCTTGCGCCGCTCGGTGTTGGTCATGTCGAACTGCATCGCGAGCGAGGCGCCCTTGAGCAGCCCGTGCTCGATCTGCCACTCGACGGCCTTGCCCTTCTCCGTCGAGGTGTTGAGGGTTCCCTTGATGGCGAGGCCGTAGTCGTCCACGAAGACGTGCTCCGGGTCGGCCGGCGCGTACCCGATGACGTTCGTCGGGTCGTCAGCCGCGAGGATCGCGGCGTGGTTGAACGAGATCTGGTGCGACTGGCCCGCCGCGTAGAACTTCGGGAGCCACTCGTCGAACGCACCCTTGTCCACGACGTGGTTGTGCGAGTCCGGCGACTCGCTGAACGAGGACGCGTAGTAGTGGATCGTCCGGGTACCTGCTTCGACATCCACTTCTGCGGCCTTCAGGTGCATGGCCTGCAGCGGGACGCTCAGTTGCAACGTGCTCATTGCTCCCTCCTTGCGGCGAGTCGAAGCACGCCGTCGATGTCCTCAGGTTCGGACTTGGTGAACTGGTTCTCCGATGCCTGCGGGTTCGCCTGCGGCCCGCCTCCGCGTACGACATTCAGCGGGATGATGATCTCGTCGCCGCCCTCCTGCGGCGGCAGACCCTGGAACTTCGTACGGAACTCGTTCATGGTCATCCACGGCCCGCCGACAGCCTGCTGACCGATCTTCGCCTGCTCGAGGAAGCTCCCCTGGAGCTTCGCGTTGATGTTGAAGTCCAACGCCCAGTCGTAGTCCTTGCCGACGAAGTCGGGGTAGAGCAACTGCTCTTCGAAGTCCTCTTGGATCGCGACGCAGATCGGCGTCAGCGTGTCTTGGTACAGCTGCTGGTGGAACGAGTCGGCCGACGCGAAGTTCGACGGCGTGATGCCGAGGAGCGCCGGGTTGAACCCGTAGGTATGGCACACCTCCTCGCGAGTGAAGTTCCGCATCTGCAGGTACTGCTGATCCTGCGCGTCGAAGGTGATGGTTTCCGGCTTGATGCCGACCGGCATGAGCGGGATCGTCCCAGCACTCTCGGCGTTGACGCCGCCGTAGCGCCGGTTCCAGTCGGTCTTGAAGTTGTCTGCAGCGACAGGGTCAAGCCCGGGCGTGTTGGCGTCCTGGGTGAACACCGAGTTGCCGTGCGGCCCCCGCTTCCACATATTCTCCTGGTTCTTGGCTGCGGCCCATTCCTCCGCGAGGATCTGGCGAAGGGATTCGGCTGGCGGCGTGCCGACGAGGTTCGAGTCCGGGTCATACAGCGTTCCCCAGATCATGTCCTCTGGCCGGATCTTGATGTTGTCGCCCGCCGTCAGTTGGAACATCAGCGGCGCCGTCAACGAGAGCTTCTGGATCGTGATGAACGGGATCGGGATCCGCACCAGCGCGACGACCTGACCCGAGTTCGTGACGAAGCCTTGCGAGTTGGGCGTCGGGAAGAAGTTCTCGCGGATCTTCCAGACGGCGTAGGCGCCGTAGATCGCCCGGTCGGCGACGATGCCCGTCATGAGCTTCGAGTACGAGATCCCCGGCGACGGGTGATCCAGCAGTCGCATGAACTCATGGTCGGGACGCGGGATCTGTGACCCATCCACTCGCTCGGAGAGCTTCATGTGGATGCCGCCGACGTTTCGGCTCAGGAAGTCGACGACGGAGCGGAACGCGGCCTGCTTCCGGTACATCTGCGCGTAGCTCTGGCGGTAGACGTCGAGGAACGACACACTGCCATCCGGCGTGTAGGAGATCGACCCGCCGTTCACCAGCCGGTCGACGAGCTCCGGTTTGGTGACGTCGATGCCGCTCGCCTTAAGCACCTCGACCGCTTTGCGTTCCTCACGACGGCTCTTCAGGCTCATTCAGTCTCCAGGCAATAGGGTTGACGCCGCTAGGGCGACGATGTACGGTGCTCACCTGATCGATCCACCTAGTCGCGTTCGGCTTAGAGGCCGCGACGGGGGCCGACACAGGGAAACGGGTTCGACGGCACTTTCGGCCGGGGCAACGCTCCATGGAAGCGACCTGCCCGTCCTGTGAGCGGATTCGACCGTGATACCAGCGTGCATCTCCGGGTGCGCGTGCCGGGCGCGGCTAGGTGAGGCGATCAGATCCAGACGATCTCCCCGCTCGAGCGGCGTGCGATGTGGATGGCTGCGTAGCTCAGCGTGTCGACGAAGTCGTCGTGGCGACCGACCGGGAACGCGAGCAGTTCTTCCTCGATCTCTGGGAACCACGGCGTCGTGCGCGGCGGGAACCAGACGGTGCCTTGCTCCATCCGCGCCTGCGCGGGCCAGGACCGCGTGATCTTGTCCTTGTCGGCGCGAACCTCATGGATCGGCAACCCGGCGCGGACGGCCTCTTGGATCATCGCCATCTGCCGCGTCGCCCGCTCCACGATCAGCACGCCGCCCCAGCGGTCATGCGCTCGCCGAAGATGCGGTACGACGTCCGGCCCCTCGAAACGGCCTCGGACGAGATCGATCAGCAGCAGGTGCCGCTTCGGCGTCAGCGCCCAGGTCGCGATGACGGTGTAGTCCGAGTCCTCGGACTGGGTCCACGCGAGGTCGACCGTCGAGAACGTCGAGCAATCCGACAGGTTCACGCTGCCGTCGTTGCCCAGATGGAACGTCCGGTCGTCCTCGGTGACCGTCAGGCGGTAGTTCTGGACCCATTCGGCGCGGAACTGGCTCTCCCCGGCGGCGATGAACTCCGCGAGGAACTCCTGGGAGAACAGCAGCGAACTCATCCCGCTGCGAGCCTCCTCGACCTCGTCCTCATCGATGAACGGCGAGTCGGTCGACGGGAACCGCCACCGCGCCCAGCCCTTGCGGTCCTTGGCCTCGTCGTAGATCTTGTGGAACCAGTTCAGGCCCTTCGGCGTCGAGATGAACATCGCCCAGCCGCGCTTGACGGCGAGCGTCGGACGAAGGATCGGCCACGCTTCCGGCTTGGCCTGAGCGCACTCGTCGAAGACCAGCCCGTCAAGCGTCGCGCCACGAAGGGAGTCCGGGTTGTCCGAAGACTTGGCTTGGATCGATCCCCCCCCAGGGAACGTCACCCGCCAAACGGGCCTTCCCTCAACCCGGACCCCGGCCACGGCGCCCGCGAGCTTCAGGACGATCTTCCATCCGCGCTCGGTCAGGTCGAACGTCGGCGCGACCCACCAGATCTCCTTGCCGCGAAGAGCCGCCGCGACGGCCATGACGGCACCCAGGTTCGTCTTGCCGAACTGCCGCCCGCAAGCGACCACCTTGAACCGCGCCTCGTCGAAGAAGACCTGCTTCTGCTTGTCGTGAAGCGCCGGGAGCGCGACTTCAAGGGCTGTCGGGCGCAGCTTGGTCGGCTGGCTCGCTGCCACTGCTGAGGGCTGGGACTTCCTGGGCATCGATCACTTCTCCCTCGACCACTTCGCCCTCGAGCCATGCCGGAAGCGCCTGCGCGGATCCGGTCAGACTGAGGTTGATCTGGACCGCCGGCGCGGCGTTGGACTTCCCCGGCACGGGCGGCGCGTATCCCGGCTCGCGGCGCTCGACGACCTTCCAGGCCAGTTCCGGCTTGTCCGGCAGGGCCTTGTGGACGATGGCGAGGGCGCGGTACAGAGGTTCGGCCTCGGCGGCGAGCACACGCTCGTAGAACTGCCGGTAACCCGACTCCTCGTCGTCTTGATCCTCGCCGCGCTTCAGCCAGACCCGCAGGGTCTCCTCAGACACCCCGGAGATGTGCGCGGCGGTCTTCCGCGAGCCGCCGACGGTCAAGACGGCGACGATCTGCTCCCGGCGGGCCTCGGTGAACTTGCTCGGACGTCCCATCGGGTGCCATGCTCCTCAAGTCGGTGGTTGCGGGTGCGAATCCCGCTCCCGGGGAGACGCACCCTGGGGTAGCTCAATCTCAGGC